CTGACCTGCCCCAGGAGCGACACGGTAAATGTGGCAGCCGGAACAAGCCGCACGGCGCCGTTAATATAGACCAGGCTTTCCTCGGCCCGCGTTTCGCCAGTGTTCTGGTTCACCACAACCTGTCCGCCCCGGAGTATATCCCCGTCAGAAAGCAAGGCGTCGGCTATGCCCTTGATGCGGTGCAGAATAATATCCTGCATGTCGTTGGTTTCCGCGCCCTGGATGCGAAAGCCGTCACGAGCCAGAAGCAGCTCGTAGTTTCTCGCAGGATTAAAACGGCTGTAGTAGTTCTGTATGTTGAGTTTACGCATAGCTTGCCTCCTAGACGGGCAGAATAAATTCGTAGGATTCACGGACAGACGGCGAGCGATCAAAGCGTGGCCGCACAATTTCCATCGCAACCATAAAGCCGGGGTCTTCAAGTTGTGCCGGGGTGAAGTATTGCTGGCCCGGCGGCAATTCCGGCTTGACCGTGGCGCCGCCGAACAGGGCCATCTCACGGATGACGGAGTTCGCGGCATCGGCATTGTCGAAGTTGCAGCGGACGTACAGCCAGGCGCTGGCCTCATCCACCTGCTTGAACCGCGCATACTGCACGTAGCCCTGGCCGTCTTGCCCGATGGGGATGATGATCGGGCCATCCTCGTCAGGCACTACAAAACCGATAGCTGCCGGGATGCGCCGGCCAAGCTCATTTTTCAGGGCCGTATAGTTGACAAGGCCGGGCAGGTCGGAATCTTCCATCCCGTCCCAGGCCGGATCGCCGCTGCCCCAGGCCACATGCAGGGTCTGCGCTTTTACGGCTGCGGCCATAAAGGCCCGACCGGACAAAGTAATAGTTGCAATGCTCATACTGTCACCTCACGGGTTAATTTGGGAATGTCCCCAGCCAGGCACGGTCGTCCCAGGAGCCGTTCCACCAGGCTGTCGGAGATACCTCACGGGTTAGACGGGAGAATGCGCCTCCGGCTCGCCAACCACGGGCATCCCAGGCGCCGTCCCATCCGGTTGTGGGCAGAAGCGGGGCTGTCACGGCCCGATGCTCGCCAAAACGCGCATGAGCAAACGCAACGCGGGCAGATTCGGGCAAAAGCGGCCCTCTGGCCTGGGCCAGTCTTTCCGCCAAAAAGATTTCGTCCACCACATACACACGGCGCTTGGGATCGTGTTCGCTGTATGCGCTGTCGCTGTATGCGGGCGGGTCATCCACCAAGGTAAAGACGGGCTGGCTATAGTGGGCGTTCAGGTCGCCATAAACGCTATCGGAGTATACGGCCTCAATTCTGGTGATTCTCTGGCGGCCAAAGGTGAAGGGTTCACGCGCATAGCTGATGTGGGTCATGTCAACCCATTTGCGTTCGTCCCATTCCCCGTCCCAGAATTGCGGGAGGTATTCAGGCCGCCCGATGACTATTGAATTGAGGCGGGAGCGCACAAAGCCGTGGTTCGCCGGCAAGATGGATTCGCTGTATCTGGCCGTGCTGTACTGCATGTCATCGGCGAGCATGTCGGTCACGGCGCGTTGCCTGTCACGACCGACATGCAGAACCGAAAGCAGGGGCCGGGACTTCGCCAGCCTTTTTCTGCCGAAGGACACGATCAGGTCGCCGCCGTCGGGCAGGCCGGGAGACGACACGCCGGAAAAAAAGGAGTAGGCGGCTTCGGAGTAGCGCCCGTTGCTGTAGGTAGCGGGCCGCACATCCCACACGCCGGTATAGATACGGTAGAGCCGACAACGGGCGGGCTGCATCTCATGGGCAACACGACAGACGAGCTTGACAGTTTCTTCGTCCGCGATTTCAGGCAGGCCGATTTGATAGGTGTACCAATAGTCGCCTTCTCCATCTTCTTCGATTTCCGCCTGCAGGCCGAAAAGAGCCAGGGCAGCCTTGAGGCTGGCCGGGGTGCCTTTTTTGCGGTGCCAGGGGATGGAGGACAGGATCATCCTGGCAAGCTGCTCCGGGGTCTTGGCAACTTCGCGGAAGTCCACATGCAGTTGCCAGGCGAGCAATTCAAGTTCGGCCTCGGACAGGGGCTTGAGGCCGCCGGCAAGGTCGGCCAGCCGTTGCAGGGGCGGAGCCAGACGGCGAGTGGCGGCAAAGGCCGGATCAAGCCGCGCCCAGATTAAAAAGTCAGGAATGGCGCGGGCAAGGGTGAAGCGCGAAGGGTCAAGGGCTTCGGCAGCCGCCTTGATGGTGGGATCGTCGCGGATGGAGGACGCGAGCAGATCATACAAGGGGGTTTGGCCGACGCGCTTAGTCATCTTCCACGCCCATAAAAACAAAATTGACGGAGCTTTCGCGGGCTATTTGCCAGCATTCAAGCATCGTGAACTCCGGGGAAGGCAGCACAATGCGCTTGGCTCCGGCGCTTTCCACCAGACTGATGAGGCGGCTCGGGTTGATGTCCCGGCCCGGAGCGGAACGCTGCCAAAGGCGGAACTCCTCAAGGGCTTCATTGACCGCGTTGGTGATGCTGGCGGCCAGTGCAGAATCGGACTTGCGGAGATACCAGCCGCCGGAAAGGGCGTACTCGACCGGCACAGGCGCGGCCACCACGACCGTATCGGTGAGGGGGCGCACGTCTTCGGCGGACAGAGCGGCGCGGACGGCTTCCAGGATGACTTCATCCGGCAATTCTCCGCCGGACATGATCAGGCGCACGTCCACTACGCCGCGCCCAGGAGTCCAAACGGTGACCTCGGCGATGTCCGGGTTCACGCGCAAGGCCAGGGCGCGGTACATGCCGACAGGTCCGGCACAGGTGAAGGTTTCCGGGGCAAGCTGGATACGCTCGCGGAAGCGCAGGTCGCCCTCCACTGGTGCGCCGCCCATTGTGAGGTTGATATTTCTGGCCCGCACCACATAGGGCAGAGGGTCAACCAGGAGGTTGACCTGGCCGGGCACAAGACCGTTGGCGTCTGTGCCGGCATCGATGGCGGTGGCCGGAACGATAACGGCAGTTTCACCGGGGTTGATGACGGCAAGCGTATCGGTGCGGAAGGTGATGCGGCGATCCTGGGTTCCGACCCGCGTATACTGCGGGATGGAAACGGCAAAATCCAGGGCTTCGGCCAGTTCAAAGCGCAGACGGCATCTGGAGTGATTCATTTCCAGACGCTCCTCGCCCACGATGGCGCCGAGGTGATCAAGGTGCCCCTTTTCCGCAAAGGCCAGGTAGTTTTGCTTGCCCGCCATGTCGATCAGGGTACAGAGGGTGGTAATATCCAGGGCCACGGCCTCAAGGAAAAGGCGTTCCGGGTCTCCGGGGTGAAGGGTCTTGCCGGTTTTTCCTTCATACAGGCGGAAGATGGTACGTTGGTTTTCTTCCGGGTCAAGGGGGGCAAAGGATATGGACGGCAGGAAGCCAAGGTCTCTCATGGCTTTTTCTCTCTAATGGAGTAGCGGATAACGGGATAGACGCGGCCTGCCATCATGTCGCCGGGGCGGGCGGAAAAACGGATGCTTTCCACCTTTGCCCGTGGTTCGCGGCTTTCAATGGCGTCGGTGAGTTCGGCGATTTTCCGGGCCACAGCATAGGGCGTTGGGGAGTCAATAAAGGCGCCGACATGGGCAAAGCTCCGGTCAAAGGCGACCTCCCAGGCAAGGGTGGTCACGATGATACGAATGTTCTGAGCAATGGACTCAGGGCCGGTCGCGCCGATAACCAGGTGCGGCATGGGAAGGGAAAAGTCCAGGGCGGACATCACACGTACTCCTTGAGGGTCAAGGCCATTTCCACGCTGAACACGCTGCTGCCGGAGCCGTGTTTTATCTTCCGGCCAAGAGACTCGATGACGAACATGCCGAAGTTATGGCCGCAGAGAATGAGGCGCAGGGCTTTGCCCGCTTTGAGCAGGGCAATTATATTGTTGGCCTCTTTCATGGGGTTGACGCCCATGTCGGCGCGAAGGCGGATGGGCAGATTTATGACGGACAGTTCAGGGTTGCAGAACTCCAGGCGCGGCATGGCGCCGATAACCTGATGCTCCTCGTACCTGGCCTTATGCTCGTCGGCAAAATCCGTAGGCGTGAGCACGCGGTTTCCCAGGCTGGTCTCAAATACGATGTCACCAAGGCTGCCGATCTGCATTATCCACCTCCGACCGGCGGTCCCGTAGTGCCGGAGCCGGACTGTACGCCGTTGTGGGGGTGTTGACGGAGAGATACGTTTCCGGCGGTGGAGTCGCCGTCCGGCACATGCAGGCTGCCTTCCTTGATGGTGTATGTTCCGAGGAGTTCGCCGCTGCCCGCCTTGCCGTCCAAATCCATGAGGCGGAGCAGGCCCTTGATGAAGACCAGAGGGGCGGCAAGAGTGATGCTCACAGCGGAAGAAACGGAGACCTCTTCCATAGCCGCGACAGTGGCGGCGCTCTCCGTTTCCACCCTAACGTCGCCCTTGGCTTTGAGGATAGCGTGGCCTTCGGTCTCTACTTCTATGTCGCCCTTGACTTTGGCGATGAGCTTGTGGCTCTCGCGGTCATACCAAATTTCCGTGCCGTCTTCGTAGATGGTATAGTCCTGCCCGGCGGGCTTTCCTGGGGAGGGCGTCTGTTCTGTGTAGGTGGCGCCGAGGATGACGCCTTGTTCCATGCCCTGCCCGGAGAAAAGGACGGCTACCGGCTCTTGCAGATCGGGCATGGTCTGGCGCTTATCTTTGAGAACACGGTCGGACAGGACGCGCAAGGGATGGGAGACCATCCCGCCGCCGTCATCCAACTGGATGCGGGCGGAGCCGCCAGCGGCGTTGACCTCGGTGACGGTGCCGAAACGCAGGGAGGCGCCCCGGTTGTTTTCCAGGGCTCTGAGGCGACGTTCAATATCTGCCAGGTCAAAAGTCATCTCAGTATCCAAGGGTGCGGCGGATTTCCACCGAGGTTGTGTAGCCGCTGCCGATCTTGTGTTCGGCCTTTTCCACAAAATAGCTGCCGTCATAGTCTTCAGGAAAACCGACCAGGGAAAGGGTCATGCCGGCCACAAGACCGGGGTGCCCCATGATTTCCAGGCTGCCGGTGTGTTCCCCCTGATTCTTGGCCCGGAGCGCGTCTTGAGCCATCTTGCGGGCTTCGGCCTCGGATTCCACGCGCTTATTGACGGCCCAGACCTTCTGGGCATCGGAAGCCGCGGACTCCACGCGGTTGCCTTTGGCGTCAAAAGACCAGGAATGCACCTGCTGCGTGTCCGGGTCACGGTAGCTGACCACGCAGCCGGTAAAAGCCGTGCCCTCGCTTTTTTCTTTGAGTCTGTAACTTTTGGGCGAGAACTGGCCGCCGGTTTTGCTGATGACAAGGCCGGCGGGACGGGCATCAGCTTCTTTGGCCCCGTATAGAACAAGCTTGTCGTCATGCACCTTCACGTTGATGCCGCGCTGTCCGGCCAGACGGGAGATGAAGGCAAGGTCGGACTCTTCGCGCTGATCCTGCCGGGCAAAGGTCAGCTCCGGCGCTTCATATACGAGGGACAGGCCGTGGACGCCGGCGATTTCATCCGCGACGCCTTTCAGGGTGTGGCCTTCCCACGATTTGTCCCTGAACGTTTCGCGCAGGCCGCCGGAGAGAGAGGCGGAAACGGCCTTGAGGCTGATCTTGTCCGGCGGACCTGACAGATCCTTCTCGTCCACCTTGAAGGAACCGCAGTTGAGTCCTCCGTGTTGGCCTTCGCCGAACCAGTCCATACAGCGGAACGAGGCTTTGATCTCCGTGCCTTTTTTCGGCGCCCAAGCTCCGGCCCATTTGCCTTCCCTGTCCTGTAATTCTATCTGCAGGGAGTCGGCCTTGCCGGAAGCATTGTCCGTGTATGAAAAAGACAGAAGAGACGGCGAAAGGTAAGATGTCGCATCGTGCCCGCCGATGGTGACGGAAATTATGACCCTGCGGGAATCAATCACTATCTCCACGGCGGCAACTCCGTCGTTTTGAGGGTCGGCTTCGGCGCTTCGGGCACGTTAAGGGTGACGCCGGCGGAAAAAATCAACACATCGGCATGATCCGGGTTGGCGGCCAGGAGGATATCCATGCGGCGCTCATCCTTCCACAGGCAGTAGGCGATGCCGTCGAAGGTATCCCCCTGGATGGTGACGTAGGTTTTAGCCGCCATAGGCCAACCGCCTTTGTTCGCTCACAATGTCGGCGATGATGGATTCCAGTTCGCCCTTGCGACGGTTCAGGCCGTCAAAGACGCGCTTGGCGAAGTCGCCGTCGGAAATGCCGTGCAGGTTGAAGTCGAGTTGATAATTCATGGCGCCGCCAGGGGCAGCCTGGGGCATGGAAGGCGACCGTCCGCCGCTCTGGCCGACGCCGGATCCAAGAGCGGCCAGGGCGGCGGTCATGGAATCGGGATCGGTGCCGGTGGGCATCCACTCTTCCGGCGTGACCGCCGTCATGGGCGGCAAGGCCGTGGAAGTCGGAGGCGCGGCGGTCTGCTTACTCGCCGCCTTGTCCGCCGCTTCGTCCGCCTTGTCCACCAGGCCAAGCCATTGGCCCACGGTGCGGAGCTTGCCCAAGGCCCAATCGACCTTTTCGCCGACGAAGCCGAACACGTTGTCAACAGCGGCACGGACAGGTTCAAAGGTATTGTAGAGGTACACCATACCGGCGGCGAGGGCGGCCACGGCCACGACGGCAATGCCGACCGGGTTGGCTACGAGCGCGGCGTTGAGCTTCCATTGTCCAAGGGCTGCCAATTTGGTTTTAACCACCATGAGGCGCGTTCCGGCGGCGGCGGCAAGGGCCGCGCCGCGCTGGCGGAGCAGGGCGACGTTGGTGGCGATGACGG